GAGGTAAAAGATGATTTCTTTTCAAGTTCCTCCCACATTCTCGCCCCACACGATTCAAAGCATGTTTGGTCGGGGTTGGGCGATGCACCGCGAAACCACATCGCGGGAAACCATACCGATCGGCTGCAATGGCCGGTTCGTTACCATTATTGTCGTTAGGCTATCATCACGGGGGAAAATCATGGGGAAGCGTGGAGCGAAGATGAAGGCGGGCCAGGCGCGCTATCCGAATGGGCGCATTCGGCCGCCGACTCAGGAAGCCTTGAACGAGTTGAACCGCCAAAAGCTGGCCGATGAAAAATCGACGGTATGGTCTCAGCCTCACCGGCGCGGGTTTAAGAACCCGGATGACGAATGGCTGGCGTTTGCCGCTGGACGCTTCTGCCGCCGCCATGGGGTACACGAAGAAGTCAAGGCGGCCTGTGACGAGTGGCTGAACATCGAACGCCGCTGGCAGGCCGGTTATGGCGTTCCTATGGGTTACGAGAAGCATTCGGGGGGATCGGGGGCCGGGCCAACCGCCGAACAGATGAAAACATGGCTGACGAAGCTCGAAAAGGTTGAGCGCGCGATTATAGGAAACCCGAAGTTTGGGAAAACCATATTCGAAGCCGTTCGGCGTCTTGTGATCGACGACGAAGAGTTCACGGGGGAGCATGACCCGGAGCGGATCAAATCGGCGCTGGCGGAGCTGCCAGTCATCCTCTGCGGATCGACACGAAGCCTGCATCCCTACCGTTCGGCGGCATAAAGGCCCCGCTGTGGAAAACTTTCAAAATAGGGCTTTACAAATCAATTGTAAGCGGAGTAATGTTGTAATTAAGAATCACCAAGCGCGCCCCGGAAACGGCGGCGCGTTTTTGGGTTTTGGGGTTGCCCTCAAGCCTGACGCCGAGCACGCTGCCCAAGCTGCCGCGCAAGGGCATCCCGACGATAATCCGCCGCCGACCAAAGACCGCGGAGTTACCTACGGTAGATCGGGTGCCGGTTCGACGGGCCCCACTCATGATTTTCGAGGCCCCGCAATCCGGCCCGAACCAACCATCGACGATCTCCCCTCCGATTCGGAGAGCCTGCCTTGCTAAAAGTCCTCGTCTTGATTTGTTCGATGAGCACACCTGGCGCGGATTGTGATCAGCGTACCGCCGTCGATGTCATCGCCACCACCGAAGCCCCCACGCCGCAGCAATGCGGTTTTCTCGGGCAGGCGTTGCTAGCCCCGACCTCCGTCGCGCCGGAGCCGGGTAAGCAATACATGAAAATCATGTGCGTCCGCGAACCCGCGCTAGAAGCCGCCAAGTAACCCCTCCCCTCTCTCAACGCTCCCCGGCAGGTCGACACCCTAAAGGCCGCCCTCATGACGCGCGCCTCTAAAGGCCATGCCGGGGATGCGTTGAGAGGCCAGCCCCCTCAGAATTGAAAGCGGTCATGGTCGAGCGTAAGCGGATAGATTGGGAAGGGATCGAAGCGGACTACCGCATCGGTGACTTCTCGGTCCGGGCCATTGGCCGCGTTCATGGGGTGAGCGAAGGGGCTATCCGGAAGAGAGCCGACGCTGAAAATTGGGTACGCAGCAATAAGGGCGCGGTACGCAAAAACGGTGCGCAGCCAAAAGTGCGTACTAAGCCCAGCGAGAGCGAAAAAATTGCAAGGGATGAGCCCAAGTCAAAAGGGCGTCCGACGAGTTACGATCCAGAGTTTTCCAAGGAAGCCATGAAGCTTTGCACCCTTGGCGCGACGGACACTGAGATCGCTGATTTTTTCGAGGTGGACGCGCGCACCATCTATAGGTGGCAGGCCTCATATCCAGAGTTCTGTCAGGCGCTTCGGGTCGGCAAGGATTCTTGCGACGACCGCGTGGAGCGGAGCTTGTATCACCGGGCTGTCGGCTATTCGCATGATGTCGTCAAAGTCTTCCAAGTCGCTGGGAAGCCGCTCCTGGTGCCATACCGCGAGCATGTCGCGCCAGATGTCTCGGCGGCAAGCCTTTGGCTGAAAAACCGCCGGAAGGATGTTTGGCGCGACAAGCATGAAGTCGAACATACCGGCGCTGTGACCATCAAGAAAATCGAGCGCGTCATCATTGACCCCATCGCTAACGACGATAGTCCTGCTGCGTTGGGCTTTGTGGAAAGGCTACCAAAGGTCTCTACCCGCGATTGATTGCATCGCTTACGAGGATTAGTTTGGACAGATGCTTTAGCCGCCACGATTTCCGATCATGACAACCCTTAGAATCGAAACGCCCCGCGCGTTTGTGCCCTTGTTGCGACCCGCTCGCTACAAGGGTGCATGGGGGGGTCGAAGGCTCCGGCAAGAGCCACTTCTTCGCCGAGATGCTGGTTGAAAGGTGCCTGACGGAAAAGACCTTCGCTGTCTGTGTCCGTGAAGTCCAAAAGTCACTAAAGCAATCGGTCAAGCGGCTTATTGAGAACAAGATACAATCGCTTGGCGTCGGCAGCTACTTCGATATCCAGGTCGATATGATTAAGACGCCATATGGCGGCCAGATCATATTCCAAGGCATGCAAGACCATACGGCGGAATCGATCAAGTCCCTTGAGGGATTCGATGTCGCGTGGGTCGAAGAAGCGCAGTCGATCTCGTTGCGTAGTCTCGGTTTGCTGCGCCCGACGATCCGCAAGGCCGGGTCCGAGCTTTGGTTTTCGTGGAACCCAGGCTTGGCGACCGATGCCGTGGATGATCTTTTGCGAGGTCCGAATGCGATTAAGAGCGACGGTGGTGTAATTGTCGTCGAGGCGAATTGGTTGCATAATCCATGGTTCCCGCAAGAGCTACGGGACGAAATGGCAAGCGACTTGGAGAGGTCGCCTGAGACATATGATCACGTTTGGAATGGTGCATATCAGACTGTCTCTGATGCGATCATCTTCAATAAGCGAACGGTTTTCAAGTCATTCGAGACGCCCGCGACTGTCGGTCGATTTTTCTATGGGGTCGATTGGGGATTTGCCAACGATCCGCTTGTTGTGATCAGGAGCTTTATCCAAGACGATATCCTGTATATCGATCAGGAAGAATTTGGGTATAGCGTCGAGATCGACGAAACCGGCGCGCTGTTTGAGCGAGTTCCTGGCATCCGGCAATGGCCCATCAAGGCGGACGGGGCCCGGCCTGAATTGATCTCTTACATGAAACGAAGCGGGTTCGATATCTCAGCGGCTACCAAATGGGCGGGAAGTGTCGAGGACGGCATTGCTCATCTCAGGGGATTTAAGAGCATCGTGATCCACGACCGTTGCCCGAATATGGCGCGGGAAGCGCGGCTTTATTCCTACAAGACCGACAAATTGAGCGGGGATATTCTCCCGGTTATCGTCGACAAGCATAATCACGGCTGGGATGCGGTGCGGTACTCGCTGGACGGCTACATTAAGGGTAAGCGGCCGATGGCCATTTCCGATTCCATTCTTCGCCGCTCTGCCCAGCCGGCGCGCCGCTAATGTGGGGCTGGTTCTCTCGCAAACCTCTTCAAGACGCTCCAGCTCCTGCCGCCGCCGACAAGAGCAGCAAGCCGCTGCGCATTCCGCCGGGCGTTGCCGCTCTTGCGCGGAAGAAACCGGCGCGTAGCGAGTCTATAGATCAGGGCAAGGTTTTTGCGCTCCCATCGCATCCCCCCAGTGTGGGGCCATCGGGTGAAAAGCCCTTGATGGCGATGGATACGAACATTGCGGGTGCCCAGACTTGGGCGAATGGCTATGCTCTCGGAGGTTTTTGGACGGAAGGGATTACTTTTCTCGGGTACGCCTATCTTTCCGAACTAGCCCAACGCCCGGAATACAGGGTGATCTCGGAAACGATCGCCACGGAAATGACCCGGAAATGGGTCAAGTTCACGTCGCGCGGGGGGGACGACAAGGCGGAGAAAATCGCCGAACTCGAAGCGGAGATGAAGCGGCTTCACGTTCGAGATATGTTCTGCCGCGCCGCGCAACAAGATGGGTTTTTCGGGCGCGGTCATATCTATATCGACACCGGCGACACCGACGACCCTAACGAGCTAGCAACAACGATCGGCGATGGTTGGGATGATGCTAGCAAAGGCAAGATCAAAAAGGGCGGGATCAAATCTCTTCGGACGGTCGAGGCGGTCTGGTGTTATCCCACCGCTTACAATTCGAACAACCCATTAAAGGACAATTGGTATCGGCCTGACACGTGGTATGTCCAAGCAAGTCTGGTTCATTCATCCCGCCTTCTGACGTTCATCGGGCATGAGGTGTCGGACCTTTTAAAACCAACTTATTCGTTTGGCGGTCTGAGCATGTCTCAGATGGCAAAACCCTACGTCGATAATTGGCTGAAGACGCGGCAAAGCGTCAACGATATTATCAGCGGGTTCTCGATCTTCGCGTTGATGACGAACCTGTCCGAATCGTTGCAGGGCGATGGGCAACAGCTTTTTGACCGCGCCGATCTGTTCAACAATCTCCGCGACAATCGCGGCTTGATGATGTTGGACAAGGAAAGTGAGGACTTTAAAAACATCGCCGCGCCTCTCGGCAGTCTCGATAAGCTACAAGCTCAGGCTCAGGAGCATATGGCGGCTGTTGCGCGCATTCCGCTCGTCAAGTTGCTGGGTGTAACCCCTTCGGGGCTCAACGCCTCGTCGGATGGCGAGATCCGGTCATTTTACGATTATATCCGCGCTTATCAAGAACATCTGTTTCGCGACAAATTGCACCGTCTCATGGGCCTCGTCATGCTTTCGCTTTGGGGCGAGGTTGACGACGGTATTGATTTCGAGTTCGAATCGCTTTGGGCCTTGGATGAAAAGGGCGAGGCGGAGGTCCGTAAGATCGAGGCGGAAACCGGCCAGATCCTGATAGACGATGGGACGATTTCGTCGGAAGAGGAACGCAAGCGCGTTGCCTCCGATCCAGGATCTGGATACGAGACGATTGACGTTTTGAATATCCCGGATCTTGAAGAGGAGGAGGAAGAGGGCCTTGTCGTGCGAGGCCATGATTAAAGAGCACCGGAGTTGTCTGGGTTATGGCGCATTCTACATCGAGGAAAAGGCGCCCGGCTAACGAGAAGACGCTCGCACCGGTCCGGCCGAACGTTGGGATTGAGATCGCCTATCAGCGGAAGCTCGAAAAGCTGATTGATGAAATGGCGGCGTCTGTCTCCTATTTTGTCAAAGCAGCGTACCGGGCGAATGAGCCAGAGATTGCCCAGGACGCGAGCCCGGCGGCCGAAATTCTTCGCACCATTCGTGGGCTCAGAAAGCGATGGCTGGCGCGGTTTGATACGGCGTCGAAGGAGATGGCCGACTATTTCGCGACGGCGGTCTCTGACCGGTCTGACGCGGCCCTGCGCTCGATTCTGAAGCGCAGCGGTATTTCGGTCGAGTTCCGGATGACGCGGGCTCAGAACGATGTGCTCCAGGCCACGATTGGCGAGAATGTCTCACTGATCAGAAGTATCCCAGAGCAATATCTGACGCAGGTTGAGGGCTACGTGATGCGATCGGTGCAGACCGGGCGCGATCTCGGGCAGTTGACGAAGGATTTGCAGGAGCAGTTTGGCGTCACGCGGCGCCGGGCCGAATTCATCGCGCGGTCGCAGAACAACCTCGCAACGGCAAGTCTGACGCGGGCTCGCCAGGCCGAGCTTGGGATCACCGAAGCTGTCTGGGTCCACTCAGGCGGCGGCAAGCACCCTCGCAAGAGTCATCTGAAGGCCGGCGCCGACAAGCAACGCTATGACGTCGCTAAGGGCTGGTACGACCCCGAGGTTGGAAAGTTCGTGCTGCCTGGGGAGCTTCCAAATTGCTTCACGGGGGATATGACGGTCGGCCTAGAGAATGGTGTCCGTAAGCTTTGGCGCGCGCCGTTCAACGGACCAATGGTCTACATCAAAGTTGGAGCCGATCTGCTCAAGGGTACATTTAACCACCCAATACTCACGGCCCGCGGGTGGATTGCTCTTGGCGACGTTAATGATGGCGACCAAGTCGTCTGCATGTCGCATCAGGGTGGCGATGTCGTTAACAACAACAAAGACAAGCGCGTAGCCACTTTCTCTGAGTTGTTTGAAGCGGGCCGCGTTGCCTTTGGTCACGTGAGCCTGGATGGAGGAGGTTTTGACTTCCACGGCCACCGCCCCAACGGCAATGTCGATCAGATAGTTTTCGGCGACGACGGCTTGTCGAGTAACGCTGATGCCGCCGCGTTCCAAGATGTTGGCGACCTCAACCTCGCCAAACCCAACGCCGTGTCTCCCGGTCCCGGTAACGGCGCCAAGCGCCATGTTATCGCGCCGCTTGGCGCGGGCTTTGGCGATGGACTGTCGTTTGCTCTCAATGCTCTCTTGGCTATAGCGAGTGAGGTTCGCGCCGCTTCGGCTGCGCATGATGCCGTGACGGATCAAAACGTCGCGAATATTCGCGGCGGAATGACGGGGGGCGCCAAGCCTTGCGGCGATCGCGGTGGACCCCAACCCGCTTTGATACATGGCGATGATTTCAGGGGCCGAAGCGTTCCAGTCTCTGCGCCTGTCGGTTGCGACGCCGATAGCTCGGAGCTTGATACCAAGTTCGTCAGCCGTAAACCCGATAGATACAGCCGCGTCTTGCAGCTTAACTCCAGAATCTATGAGCTTAGAAGCGTGAGCGATAAGAGCATCAGGTATTTTTCTGGACATGTTTACACCATGGAAACCGATACTGGATTCTATAGTGTATCCAATGCGTATGTCCAGGCAAAAAACTGCCGGTGCGTTTGCAGGCCGGTCGTGAAAGGATTTTCGTGATGACAACCGCGCGCCAAGATCCGCGCGATTGAATACGCGATGTTTAAATATCGTTCTCGATAAACAATGGGAAAATCGATGCCTCCTGTTTCTGAAGCCCAGCGCAAAGCGATGTTCGCGGCGGCCGAAGGCAAGAGCCGTTTGGGTATCCCGCGCAAGGTCGGTGAGGAGTTTGTCGGCAAGGATGCCAAGGGTCATGCGGCCGGGACATTGTTCGTTGCGCCTGACGGCGATGTCTTGGTTTTGCGCCGATCGTCATCGGAAGCGAATTTTGCCGGTCATTGGGCGTTGCCCGGCGGCGGCGGTGACGACGGCGAGACACCAGAGCAGACCGCGGCGCGCGAAGCCAAAGAAGAAATGGGCGAATGCCCGGAAGGCAAGCGTAAACTTCTCGATAGCCGCGTGACGCCGACCGGGATGGCCTTCCACACATTTGCGCAACCGGTCGATGAGAAGTTCGTTCCGAAGTTGAACGAGGAGCACTCGGGGTATGCGTGGGCGCCTCTCGACAGTTTGCCGCAACCTATGCATCCCGGTGTCACCGCGACACTGAAAGATCGCCTTGGTTTGGCGGAAGACATGTCGCCGGGAGACTGGAGGGGTCTGCGTTCCGGCTTCGCGAAATGGACCCGCGAGGAAGAGCAGGAACCCGAACACAAGGCGCAAGCCCGCGACTCTATCGCGCTCGACCGTGCACCGGAAAACCGCCGGATTGATCGCGATGGTCATCTTCACGTCAATGAAAGCGTGATGACCCGCGCGGCGGTCGATCCTTACAATGGAAAAGAGATCCCGAATTTCGAAGCGCTCGGTCTCGATCCAGAGCGGGTTTACCGCCTTTTCCGTGACCCAAAGGCGCTTAAAACTGGAACGCAAAGCCTACAAGGCAAGCCGCTCCTGCTCATTCACAAACCCGTCGATGCCAACGATCATCCCTCTGAGATCGTCGCGGGCGCCATCATCAACCCGGTTTTCGCGGACGATGAGATCCGGGCCGAACTCGTTGTCTGGCCCGGCGAGGCGATCAAAGTCATCGACGACAAGTCACAGAGCGACCTGTCCTGCGGCTACCACTATGTGCCGGTGATGACGCCAGGAACGTTTGAGGGCGTTTCGTACGACGGCGTCATGACGGACATTGAATTCAATCACGTCGCTCTCGTCGTCGAGGGGCGGGTAAAAGGCGCCGTCGTCGGCGACAGCATGGAGAACCTGAATATGTCAAAAGTTGTATTGAGCCGCAAGGCCGCCCTGACTCAGGGTGTTTTGTCCGCATATCTTCGCCCGAAATTGGCTGCCGATGCGCGAATTGATCTGACGCCCGTCGTGGCAAAGGTTACCACGGCAAATTATCTCGCGATCAAGCCGACGCTTGTCGCCGATATCCGCCGCTTGACCACGGGAAAGCTCGCCAAGGACGCGAAGCTCGACGACATGCACGATTTCCTGGATTCCCTCGACAAGGAAAACCCCGTCGAGGACGCGGAACTCGAAGCCAATAGTGGCACCCCCGCCGTTGGCGGCAAGAAGGAAGAGAAAGCTGCCAAGGACGAAGATCCCAAGTCCAAGATCAAGGAATTCCTCAAGGACAAGATCAGCGCCGACGACATGAAGGTCTGTGACGAGATGTGGGACGACCAGGAGGCTATGGACGAGTCCGAGGAAGAAAAGAAGGCCCGCGAGGCCAAGGAAAAGGACGACGCGGAGAAAGCCAAAACCGCGAAGGATGCCGAAATGAAAGATATGGTCACCAAGGGCGCGATGGACGCGGCAATTGCCGATGCGGTCAAACGCGCCGCTCCCGCGATCGCCAAGACGGCCCACGACGCCGCGATGAAGTCGCAACGCGAAATCCGCGAAGCCGAAGATGTTATTCGTCCTTATGTCGGTAAGCTCGCGATGGCTCATGATAGCGCCGACGACGTGTATCGCACGGCACTGACCGTCCTTGGCCGCAAGGTTGATGGCGTTCACCCTTCGGCTTTCCATGCCATTCTCGAAGCGCTTCCAGTTCCCGGTACCAATCCTCGCCCTATCAAGATCGCTCAGGATTCGGCAGGCGCCAAGTCTTTCGCTGAAATGTTCCCCAACGCCCGCCCGGTCCAGATCCTCTAATCCTAGGCTGGATATATCAACGCGCCGGTCCGCCCGGCACTGAATAAGGAAATCTCACCAATGTCTGGATTAAATGGCGGTCTTGGGCAGTCCCAAGTCTATTATCAACCCGTGCCGGGAATCGCTGGTGATTTTGCATCGGCGAACACGAACCGGTTCGCTGTTCTTGCCGGTCCCGGCGGTCTCGTGGCGGGACCGAGCGGTGTTTCCGTTGGCCTTTTCGCGTGGACTCTTGCCAATTATCTCGATACGGATGGCTCGCCCGAAATCGTCAACAATTATGGTAGCGGTCTGGTTGCCGGATTCGTGCATCGCGAACAGCAAGGTCTCATCACCGTCTATTTGCAAGACGCAACGATGGTGGTCCCTCCTGGATTTCCCGTCACGCTATTTGATAACGGCGATTTCTGGGTCTTGAACAACGGCGCGACTCAGGCTGTTCCTGGCCAAAAGGCTTATGCCAACTTCACGACTGGCCAAGCGACCTTTGCAGCCACGGGCGCTCCGACGATAGCAAGCGCGACGAGCTCAATCATTGCCGCCGGAACTGCCGCAACCTTCTCGGGTTCAATCGCTGGAAACGTGCTGACGACCTCGGGTGCGGTCACTAATACGATCTACCCCGGCGCTGTTCTCTCCGGGGGAACCGTTGCATCCGGCACCACAATCGTTTCTCAACTTTCCGGGACGACTGGCGGCGCGGGCACCTATGCGGTCAGCATTGCGGAACAAACAGTTGCATCGGCCTCATTGACGGCAACTCCCTATGTTCTCGATACGACGGGCGGCGCGGTGACGGGAACCATCGTTCTCGGGTCCACTGTACAATCAGCGGCTGGCACGGCAACCGGAACCGTTGTTGGCGCCGGGGTCACGGCGGTTAATACGCCCGCGACCGGCAAATATATCGTTTCGACTGGCGGTGGAACCGTCACGTCCGGAACCATCGTTCTCGCCTCGAACGTCGAGACGAAATGGTATGCGCGGTCGAGCGCTCTTCCGGGCGAAGTCGTCAAGATTAGCTCAACGCCTCTCGGCTAAATCCAGGAATCAATCCCATCCACCAGATATCGACCGCATGCGAAGGCACCGGCGGCTTAGGAGAATGACATGAATTTTCAATCATACGCGGAAGCAGCCGCCGCATGGCAGGCGCATAAGGCGACGTTCGAAGGCGCGGGTATCTTTCTGCCCGACGTCAAGAGCTATGCCCTCGATGAATACAAGACGGATTACCGTCTTGCCATGGATGCTCTTCCGTCCTTGTCGACCGATCCGAACTCAGCCGTCCCGGCCATGTTGACGACCATGATCGACCCAGCGGTTTATCGCGTACTTTTCGCGCCCTTGCGAGGAGCCGTTATTTTTGGCGAAGCCCGCAAGGGAACGTGGATCGATGAGACCGCAATGTTCCCCATCGTGGAAGCGACCGGCGAAGTTTCCAGCTATGGCGACTTCAATGAAAACGGACGCGCCGGTGCCAATACCAATTGGCCCCAACGCCAGTCCTATCTCTTCCAGACGATTCCCGAATATGGGGAACGCGAGATCGAGCGTGCTGGTCTTGGCCGTATCAATTGGGTTGGCGAAGTCGATGGCTCGGCAATTCAGGTCCTCAGCCGGTTCATGAATACGACCTATTTCTACGGCGTCCAAGGCTTGCAGAATTATGGCATCCTCAATGATCCTGGCCTTTCCGCCGCGATCACGCCAGCGACCAAAGCCTATGGCGGCGTCAAGTGGGTAAACAACGGCCAAATCGTTGCGACCGCGAATGAGGTCTATGCCGATATCCAGGCGCTCTATCTCCAGCTCGTCAATCAAACAGACGGCTTGGTCGAGCAGGATACTAAAATGGTTCTTGCTTTGGGAACTGCCTCGCAAGTTGCTCTGACGGCGACGAACTCGTTCAACGTCAACGTCAGTGATTTGCTGAAGAAGAACTTCCCAAATATCCGGATCGAATCCGCCGTGCAATATAATGCACTGACGGCAACCAACCCGCAGGGCATCGCGGCTGGCAACGAAGTCCAGCTGATCGCCGAAGAGGTCGAAGGTCAGAAGACCGGCTACATGGCCTATAACGAAAAGCTGCGGGCTCATCCAATCATTCGTGCGCTGTCGTCTTGGAAGAAGAAGATGACGGCGGGGACTTGGGGGGCTATCGTCCGGCAGCCACAAAACATCGCTCAGATGATCGGCGTCTAACCGATATATTTCGCGCGGCCGATGCTATTCGGCCGCTTCTTTCCCAATTCGGAGAATTTGAAATGCCAGGTATTGTTACCGTCGCCTGCAAAATGCCACATGGGATCATCTGTCGCCTATTCAAGATGGTCGATGTCGAGGAGCCGTTGCCCGGCGGAGGCACCAAAGCCGTCAAGCGCGCGGAGCCAACTGGCAGCACGATCAAGCTGAACGGCTATTTGAAGCCCGCTCAGGGTGATGAACCCGCCCCTCCGGCCATGCCCGGTTCTTATGCTCTGACTCACGGCATCGACAAAGATTTTTTCGATGAATGGTTGAAGCAGAACCAAGATCTCGATATGGTCAAAAACAAGCTGATCTTCGCGTCCGAAAAAACGGATTACGTCCAGCACAAAGCCAAGGACCAGAATCCCCATTTCAAATGCGGTTTGGAACCAATCGATCGCAACAAGCTGCCGCGCGGGATCAAATCCGGTTCTGCCGTCGAAGCGGCCTAACCAGCCATGGGCGTTCAAGTCACATTCGATCCCGTGGCGTTCGTCGCGCTGTTTCCACAGTTTGCCTCGACCACTTCGGATCAATTGACGACGCTCATTTTACCTCTCGCGGAACAATATTGCCGCAACGATGGCGGCGGTCCTGTTTCGGCCGCCGCGATACAGACCAATCTTTTAAACCTGATGGTCGCTCATATCTGCCAACTGTTCTTTGGCTCGAATGGGCAGACCCCCTCTCCCTTGGTTGGGCGTATCAGCAATGCAACGGAAGGATCGGTCTCCGTTGGGACCGATTTCCCCACGACGCCCAATAATGCTTGGTACGTTCAAACACCTTTCGGGGCGGCATTTTGGCAAGCCGCGGCACCGTACCGGACGATGCGTTATATTCCAGGACCGCGCCGCGTGTTCAATCCTTGGCTCAATCAATAGATGGTTGAGATCTCCGGAGGGGAAAAGCTGACGGCCCTCCTGGCCGAGATCTCGAAAAACGCGAACAAGGCGGCTTCTGTCGAGGTCGGATTTCTTGAAGGCGCCACCTATCAGGATGGAACGTCCGTGCCCCTCGTGGCTGCTATTCAAGAATTCGGAGCGCCGTCGCGCGGTATCCCGCCTCGTCCGTTCTTTCGCAACATGATCGCGGCAAAAAGCGACGAATGGCCCGTGGCTGTTGCCGCTCTGCTCAAAGAGAAGAATTATGATGCCGAAAAGACTCTCAATAAAATAGGCGCTGTTATTGCAGGGCAGCTTCGGGAATCGATCATCAACACAACGGGACCGGCACTTAGTCCAGTGACCGTGATGCTTCGCGGGATGCGTAAGCAAAAGCGATTCAAAGACAAAGGTTTCTGGGAATTGATGGCTGAGGCTCGCGCCCGTGTTGCTGCCGGTAAAACCACCTATGGCGCGTCCACTAAGCCACTGGTCGATTCGGGAAATCTTCTCAAAAGCATCGATCACGTCGTAAAATAAGGAATTCCACCATGTCCGGCTCAACCACGCTTTGGTCCTCCTCGATCGGCGACATCAAACTTCCGATCACGCCAACCTCAATCGACGGCATGGTGATTGGTGCCACGACGCCGGAAGCCGCGACCTTCTCGGGCCTTGTCGGCGCTCAGGTCTACAATACCAATTCCGGCACGTCGGGGATTGTCCTGACAGCGCCCAATATCAGCGGTGGATTTGTCGAGGTCGACCTAGGGTTGACGGGTGCGATCACGACCGCAATCAATGTGCAGCTTCCGACCGTTGCTGCTTTAGTAGCTCTTCTTCAAAACGGAGCTGTCGGCCAAGCTTGGAAGCTCCGCGTTATCAACGTCGGCGGGACCTCTTCGGGCGTCTTCACGATTACGACCAACACGGGCTGGACGATCGGTGGGACGGCGACGGTTGCCGTCGGCGGATGGCGCGAGTTCCTCGTGACACTGACGTCTCTGACAGCGCAAACCGCAACATTGCAAAGCGTTGGCACCGGTACGAACTCGTAAGATCCGGCGGCTGTTGTGAATTTACATGGTATCGTCGCGGGCGCGATAGGAACAATAAATCCTTTTGTATCCGCGACGGTCCAGCGTTCGGCTGGATACTCATTGGCTCCTGGAGGTATCCAGACGCCAACTTACACGACATTCTTGATATCGTGTCAGGTCCAGGCCCTGTCTTATACGGACATTACCCAGCTGGATGGGCTGAGCATCCAGGGTGTCCGTCGCAAAATTTACTTGACCGGAAATGTCGAAGGCATCGTGCGCGCGGATCGACGCGGCGGCGATCTTATCATCTTTCCGAATGGAACCTTGCCCGAAGGCAATACGTGGCTCGCCGCGCTTGCACTCGAATCCTGGCCGGACTGGGTTTCTATCGCCATAACCTTACAGACAGGGAACTGACATGGATGCCGTGAGATTTGTCCCACTCGGTTTTCAGCAAATCGTTGCCGCAACCCTTGCAGAGGCAACGTCTCTCGCCGTCCCGGCTGGCGCCAATGTTGCGTTGATCAGTGCCGACACTGCGCCGGTCCGCTGGCGTGATGATGGAGCCGCGCCGACCACATCCGTGGGTATGTCGCTTGTGAATGGCGTGGCGCCCTTTCAATATTCCGGGACGCTCGCGAACTTGCAGTTTATCGCGGAATCCGGGTCGCCCATCTTAAACGTGTCCTATTACCGCATCGCCGGGTAAAACGTGTCTTTCGTCCCGGCGCCGAACCAGTCGTCAATCCAGACGGCGCTTTGGAGCTTTCTGACCAATATCCTTCCGTCTGGCACCGAAGTTGTTCTTGGCCAGCAAAATCGCGTTCCAGAGCCAACGGGACCTGACTTCGTCGTCTTCACCCCAATGCGCCGCGAGCGTCTCTCGACCAACGTCGATGTCTACGCGGATTGCGCGTTCACGGCATCAATCTCTGAAACAGGGCTCGATGTCACGGCGGTTCAATTCGGGATCATCGGAATCGGCAACACGCTTTTCGGCGTCAATGTCACGGCGACAACGATCCTAACCCAACTCACAGGGCCAACTGGTGGCGCGGGCACGTACACCCTAAGCCAATCGCAGACCGTGGCTTCCGAGGTTATGGCATCCGGCGTCAAGGACATCACGCAGCCGACGAGGCTGACGTTTCAGGTCGACGTGCATGGGCCAAACTCCGCCGACAACGCGCAAACGATCTCGACGCTATTCCGCGATTCCTATGCCGCGATCTATTTCAAAGAAAATGGTTTCGCCGGGATCTCGCCGCTCTATGCCGATGACCCCCGCCAAGCGCCGTTTTTGGACGGAGAGCAGGCTTACGAGGATCGCTGGATAATAGAGGCAGTTCTGCAGGCCGATCAGACCGTAACCGTCCCGCAGCAATTCGCATCAAGCACCAAACTGACTTTCGTCAACGTCTTGGCCGCATACCAGCTGGCTTGAAGGATCAAGAAATCATGTCGACCATCCCGGCAAGTGCGCTCGTCTCCGTAATCCCCGGCGTTCTCAACGCAGGCGGCAACGCGCTCGAATTGATCGGGCTGCAAGTGACCAAAAGCACTCGCGTTCCAATCGGGACCGTGCCATCCTTCACGTCCGCCGCAGCCGTCGCGGCGTTCTTCGGGGCCGCATCCCATCAAGCAGCCGTCGCTGCGGTTTATTTCAAAGGTTACTCGACGGCGACGGCCTATCCGGCCGCGCTGCTTTTTGCTCAATTTCCCAGCGCGGGGGTTCCGGCCTATCTTCAGAGCGGCAATGTTGCCTCGCTCGGTCTCGCCGCGATCCAGGCGCTCACCGGCACGCTCACGGTCGTCATGGATGGCTACACGTTCACGGACGGATCGCTCAGCCTATCGGGAGCAACAAGCTTTTCGTCCGCGGCCGGCCTAATTCAAACCGGGCTCAACACCGCGCTCCCGACCGAAGCCAGCGTGACCGGTGCCATCGCTCCAGCAACTGCCTCCGTGACCGCTTCGGTTGCGGGCAACGTCATGACGGCTACCGGGGGGCTGACCGGGTCTCTTGTTCCCGGCGCGGCCTTATCCGGTACCGGCGTTACGGCCAACACCGTCATCAACTCTCAGCTCAGCGGGACGCCTGGCGGCCTCGGGACCTATGCCGTCTCGATTGCGCAGACCGTGGCCGCCACATCCATCGCAGCGGCCTATGGCGTCCTGACCGTCTCCGCCGTTGCCAGCGGTACGCTTTCAGCCGGCCAAACGATCAGCGATAGCGGCATCACGACCGGAACACAGATCACTAGCCAGCTTACAGGGACCGCTGGAGGAGATGGCACCTATGCCGTCAATATCAGTCAGACGGTCGTAAGCGAAAGCGCCATTCTCGCGAAGCCAATGCCGCTTGTTGTCACGTTCGATTCCGTGTCTGGATCGTTTTTTATCACATCCGGCATTATCGGATCAGCATCGTCGGCCGCTTTCGCCACTGGGTCTCTCGCCGCGTCTTTGCTTCTGACCTCGGCAACCGGTGCGGTTCTCTCGCAAGGCGCCTCGGCCGAACTGCCCGGTGTTTTCATGAACAGCATCATTGCCCAAACCCAGGATTGGGCGACGTTCTATACCGATTTCAACCCAGATGGCGGGTCTGGGAATGCCCAGAAGCAGCTCTTCGCGGCGTGGGTAAATTCGACGACGGATCAGTTCGCCTATGTGTGCTGGGATACCGACATCACGCCGACCCTGAACAACGATGCAACGGCGTCTCTTGGACAGATCCTCGCCGCGAACCAATCGAACGGCACTATCCTTGTTTATCAACCATCTGATCTTTACGGCGCCCCCTTCGTTTCCGGCATGATCGCCTCGATCAATTTCAACGCGACTAACGGGCGCATAACGCTCTTCGGCAAAGGGCAGTCTGGCCTCGTGGCGGGCGTCACGAACGCGCAGGTCGCGGCCAACCTCATTGCGAACAATTACAACTATGTCGGCGCATACGCGACGGCGGCGACCGGTTTCGTCATCTTCAATCCGGGCTCGATCTCCGGCGAATTCCTTTGGGCCAATACCTACGTCAATCAGATCTGGCTCAACGCCGCCCTCCAGCTCGCGCTCATGGAATTGCTGACGACGGTCAATTCGGTTCCGTTCAACGCCGATGGGATATCCTTGGTCTACGGCTCGCTTCAAACGCCGATTGCAGCCGGGATCAATTTCGGCGCGATCCGGGCTGGGGTCACGCTATCTTCTGCTCAAATTGCCGAAGTCAATAATGCGGCCGGGTTCGATATCGCGACGACGATCCAGCAAGTTGGGTGGTATCTGCTCATTCAGATTTCCTCGCCGCAAGTGCGCGCCGCGCGCGGGCCGCTGGCAATCACGTTCTTTTATTGCGATGGCGGCGACGTCCAGACGATCGCGCTGAATTCGACGGAAATCCAGTAAGGCGCCCAGCGCTGATTGAAAGGACCAATTCTCATGTCCATTACAAGCGTCAATGCCAATTTTTCATTGACCATCCCCGGAATCTTTTCGTCACCGCAAAAGCTCCAGGGCTTCGCGGCGGACGAGCTTTTCGATACGGAAAATCAGGATATTGGTGAGCTTCTGATGGGCGCTGACGGCATTCTATCGGCTGGTTTCGTCAATACGCCAACAATGCAAACGATCACCCTCCAGGCGGATTCGAAATCGATCAGCGTCTTTGCGCAATGGTGGGCCTACGAAAAGCAGAATCAAACGAAGGTCTCCGCCAACGCGACAATTACTATGCCCGACCTGAAACTGATCTATACTCTTCCTAAAGGATTCCTGAAAAATGGTCCCGCGATGGCTGGGGCGGGCAAGACCTTGAAGCCGGTGAAATATACCATTGGCTGGGAGGCCTTCTCCTATGCCCCAACCGGAGCATAAGGCGTGAGAAAAACAAAAGACGTCATGATCGGCGCTGATGGCGGCCGGGATGGTGGCAAGGTCTTCGTGATCACGGAAATGCCGTCCTGGCAGGCCGAGGAATGGGCGACGCGAGCCCTTATCGCGATGGCGAAGGGCGGCGCCCAGATCTCAGAGGATGTCCTTTCGTCAGGTTTTGCCGGGATCGCCTTCCTCGGCATCCAATCACTTCCAGCCGTCAATTACGCCGATATCCAGCCCCTGATGCGCGAGATGTTCCGGTGCATCCAGATCCGCCCGAATCCATCGGTGGCGTTCACGCGGGCACTCGTTGACGATGGAACCGGCGACGATATCGAAGAAGTCAAGACCCGTATCATTCTGCGCAAGGAGGTCTTAAATTTACACATGGATTTTTCCAAAGCCGCCGCCGGATCGAAATCGACAGCGGAGACGACGGCGGCGCCGACCTCAAAGACTGCCCCAACGTCCCGCGAACGATCAGCCAAGCCCTCGCGTCTGGTAAGGCATCGGCCGTAGAACTTCAAACCATCCTAAGCTTGCAAGACGTCTATGATATTTTAGAGGTCGAAGTCATTCACGCCCATAATCGCCGGGCGATGTCTAAGGCGATGAATAAGAAGGATTGATGTCTTGGCGACGATTATCGATTCCCTGGTCGTGACGCTGGGCCTCGACCCGTCGCAGTTCGTAAAGAACAGCAAGACGGCCGAGGAGACATCATCCAAGACCAAGAAGAAACTGACCCAAGACCAAAAGGATATGGCCGAACAGGCCAAAAAGAACGCGGAAGCTCTTCAGGATGTGGGGGTTAAGGCGCTTAGTCTTTTCGGTATTTTGCTCGGCGCGCGAGGGGTCAAAGAATTTGCCGATGATCTTATCAAGAGCGACGCGGCCTTAGGCCGACTCTCCAAGAATCTCGGAGAGTCACCCAAAGTGGTCGGCGCTTTTGGGTTGGCCGCTGAACAATTGGGTGGATCAGCGGATGCCACGGAAGTTTCATTCCAAACCCTAAGCGACAAAATCCAGGCCGCAAAACACGGCATGGGACAATTGCCGAATGCTTATGCTCAGGTCATCACAGCATCGGGGCACGCATTCGATATCAACCAAAAGACCTCTGAGCAGTTTTTCGAAATATCGGAGGGGTTGCAGAACATCGCGAAGACACAGGGGCCCGCCGCGGCGAGCTTCTTAGGCCGCCAGTTCCTCGACGAATCAACCGTCAATCTAATGATCAAATATGGCGGCGCTCTGCGGGGTATCGTTGCTGGCAATGAAAAGTTTGCACCAAGCGAAGCCGATGTTAAAGCGGTTCAAGATCTTCAGACTGCTTGGACCAAAGTTTCCCAGGAACTTCATAGCCTCGGCCGCTACATTTTCGATTATTTTGCACCCCTTATGACCGGGATCACGACGGGGATCGAGCATATCCTCAACCCGACTGCCGCGAACAAAGCGGAGGATGATCAGAGCCAGAAGCGTATTTACAGCCGCCGTCCGGCGTGGGTGCGATCGCTCAAAAAATATTTCGGCATGGACGATGCCGATGACGAGCCAGACACGGCTAAAGAGCCTGGCGCGGCAAGCGATGCCGGCAGTCTGACGAAGCTCATCGACAATGTATCGAAAAACGCCGGGATAGACCCCCGCATCATGGAAGGCATCCGAGCGGGCGAGTCGGGGCACGGCAGCAAATATGACGTGAAAGACGACGATGTTGAATCCTCATGGGGTCCGTTTCAGCTTAATCGCAGAAATGGATTAGGCGTCGAATTTGAGAAGGATACGGGACTGGACGTCAGCGATCCTCGCACCATCCCCGCTCAAGCCCGGTGGGTGGCAAATTATATCAAAGCTCACAACGGAACGAACGGTCAGTGGATGGGCTATCGTGGCCCCCGCGACGCTGATCCTCAATGGGGAGACGCTGGCTATAAGCCGATGCCAACCCCCGCGCCTCCGCCCGTTACTGCCTCTCCTCAAGGTGACCGGTCTGCTTTTTGGATCAACGACTTCGCCAAGACGAGCCTCGCCGCCCGCAGTGCAATCGCGGGATCGACGCTCTCGAACGACAACCGGTCCTCGACGTCCGAAATGCATATCGGATCGATCAACGTTCAGACGCAGGCGACCGACGCCAATGGCGTTGCCGGAAGCCTGTCTCCAGCCCTTAAAAACATGGGCTGGACGGCACAAGCGAACTACGGCCCGACCTGATGGCTCTTCCTCCAGCGAATGTCCCTGATGTGCCCGGTGTCCCGGCGCTCAACTTCGCGGCCGGCGCCGAGTTTGGGATCGAGCTTCTAACCGGCGATACCGCGTCCTATTTTTCAAGCCAGTTCGGGCCGCAATGGGGCCTGTTTCTTGATGGCGAGCCGGCCATCGTTGCTGATAGTGTGATTAGTTTCGAATACCGGCAGGAATGGTCGATCTCGGATTATGCCGTTGAGGAAGGCGGCTTCCAATCCTACAACAAGGTCACCCTGCCGTTCGATTGCCGGTTCCGGTTTTCGGCCGGTGGCTCCGAGTCTGACCGGCAAGCACTCCTTGATTCCGTCGCGGCGATTGCCGGAACGACAACCGTCTACGATGCCGTCACGCCGGAAGAGACCTATTCGAGCGTCTGCGTCTCGCATTACGATTACAAGCGAACGGCAACGAACGGCGTCGGGCTGATCCAGGTCGATGTCTGGGCGATTCAGATTAATCAGTCCGGCGTCGGCACGACAAGCAGCACGGCGGCGCCCGGCGCGGCCTCCCAGACCAATAACGGCACCGTCCAGACGACAACCCCGACGCCGGCGCAGACTGCGGCCGTCCCGGCCGTGCAATAGGAGAGGATGTGCAAATCATTCCGCTCCAGCCCGTTCCAAGCCAGACACTTCTTGTTGATCTCGACGGCCAGAACGCGCAGATCGACGTTTACACGACGAATTACGGCTTGTTCCTCGATCTCTATGTCAGCAACGTCTTGATCATCGGCGGCGTGATTTGCCAGAACTTGAACCGCATCGTGCGGGACGCCTATCTTGGATTTCAGGGCGATCTCTGCTTCATCGATAGCCAGGGAACGACCGACCCGGTCTATACGGGCCTCGGCGCGCGCTACAATCTGGCCTACCTTGAAGTGGCGGATTTACCAGCGGGCGAAGGGTGATCTAGAGGCATGTCCTTCGCCCAACGCCTCCTGATCTTCACGATCACGCTCGCCAACGGGCAGTTCGAAGGCGGGGGTAACACTCTGATGCTCTCGAATCTCCGGGCGTCGTGTAAAATTTCCGAGATGGGCGGCGCGTCGTCAGGCGTCATGCAATGCGCGATCTTCGGCATGACGCCGTCTCAGATGAATCAATTGACCTGTCTGCCGAGTTTTAAAAGCTGGGGCCGGAACACCATCACGGTTCAGGCCGGCGATGGTGACGGAAATGGCAACCCGGTTGGCGCGATGACGACGGTCTTCACCGGCCATCTCTATGCCAGCTTCATGGACGGGCAAGGACAGCCGAATGTCCCCTTCCAAATCGCAGCCTCGGCAGACGGCTTGCAGCGCGTTATCCCGGCCCCCTCGACCTCCGTAGCCGGATCTGGCGACGTTGCGACAATGATGGGAAGCCTCGCGGCTACTATGGGATATTCGTTTGAAAACAACAATGTTTTTGTCAAATTGCTCAATCACTATTCGAGCGGCGCTCCCCGCATGCAGGCAATGGAAATCGCGGAAGCCGCAGCCATCCAGCATATCGTCAGCAAGGGAAAGCTCGCAATCTGGCCAACAGGCACCGCCCGGCCCGGCGGCCCCGTGATGATCTCGCCGCAAACCGGCATGGTCGGATATCCGTCATTCTACGCGACCAATATCGTCGTGAAAACCCTATTCAATCCGACACTCGAATTTGGCCAAGAGATCCAAATTCAAAGCAGCATTCCAGCCGCTTGCGGGTCATGGATCGGCATCAAGCTCGATTACGAACTCGATTCGCTGATGCCGAAAGGTCGCTGGTTTCAGGAGATCCAGGCCTACAAGAAGGCCGCGCCGCAAGGGACACCGCAGGGCCCCCCCCCATGAGCGATCAGGATTTCTATGGGCAGGACGGCACTTCGGACGCCGTCTCTGATTATCACGCAGCGGCCTTCGCGACCAAGCAGGCCCTCGGCAAGCTCCATACCACGATGCCGGTCATGGTCGTTGCCGTCCACGGCGGCGGAACGGCCTCAATCCCAACCGTCGATGTTCGACCGCTCGTCAATCAAATCGACGGGGTCGGAAAGGCAACGCCGCACGGCGTCATCTATGGCATCCCGTGCCAGCGGCTCCAGGGCGGCAATTTCGCGATCATCAACGATCCGAAAGTCGGCGACCTCGGAACCATCCACGTCTGCGCGCGCGACACGTCGTCCGTCGTCAAGACCGGTGCTCAGGCCAATCCAGGCTCGCGGCGGCGGTTTAATCTCGCGGATTCGTTTTACATCGGTTGCTGGGGCGCTTCTGGGTCGCCGACGCAATTCCTGCAATTCACCGATACCGGGATCACGCTGACCGATCTCAACGGCAACACGCTTGTCATGGCGGCTGGCGTCACAACGCTGACGACGCCGATCTTCAAAGTTGCGGGCCAAATCCAAGCGACGGGCGAAATTACGGCCGGAGAGGGCGGCGCGGATAGCGTGACCCTCCAAAATCATTCGCACGGCGGCGGTCCAGTGCCGACGCCCGGCACGTAAGCCAACCATCACATTTCGAGGTGTAAGCCGTGGCGACCACATTAATTTTGGACACGGTGAACTGGGATTTGCTCGTTGACAACAACGGCAATATCGCGGTCGCGACGGCGCCCTATCAGCTCGCGCAAGATGCCGCGACCGCGATCAAGCTTTTCCAGGGCGAACTTTGGTGGAACGCTTCGGTTGGCGTCCCTTATTGGACGCAAATTCTCGCCAAATCGCCGCCAATCTCACTGATGAAAACCAAGTTCGTCCAGGCAGCGGAATCCGTTCCTGGCGTGACGTCGGCGGAATGCTTCATTTCAAGCATTAGCGATAGACAGGTAACGGGCCAAGTGCAGATTTTCGATGAGACAGAAACCGTTGTCGCGGCTGCGGGGTTCTGATGACCACTGACGTCACGACCAATGTGCCCGCCCCCGTTTTTGGTGCCACGGGGTTCACGATCCCCGCGCCGACAGCAATCCTTGAAGGCGTGGCCGATGATTATCAGGCTGCCTTCAGCAATAGCCTCAATCTCAATATCGCGGTTCCTTCGACGCTGGCGACGCCGCAAGGGCAGCTCGTTTCCACGACGGCCGCCGTCGTTCTCAATGCAGATCAGCTTTTTCAATACCTGACAACGCAGCTCGATCCGGCCTATGCAATGGGGCGATGGCAAGACGGTATCGCGAGATACTATTTTCTGACGCGGATTCCGTCTCAGCCAACCGTACTTCAGATCGAATGCGGCGGATTGACCGGCGTTGCCATCCCGGTCAATGCGCTGATTCAAGATCAATCCGGAAATATCTATAGCTGCACCGAAGCCGGGACGATCCCAGCCAGTGAGACAATAGCGCTGCCTTTCGCCAATCTTGTGCCTGGCCCGATCGCGGTCCCTGGCACGGATACCGTTTCGATTTACCAATATATCGCGGGATGGGACACGGTCTCTGTCATCTCCGGCGTGCTTGGGCAGAACGTCGAGAGCCGGGCCGCTTTCGAGTCGCGCCGCGCGGCCTCGGTCGCTCAGAACTCGATTGGCGCGCTTCCTTCGATCCTCGGCGCCGTGCTGAGCGTTCCGAATGTCATTGACGCCTATGTGACCGAAAACGATAGCTCGTCCCCGGCGACAATCGGCGGCGTCACGTTGGCCGCGAACTCCGTATATGTCGCCGTCGTCGGCGGAATCTCGACAGCGGTTGCTCAAGCCATTTGGTCTCGAAAAGCGCCGGGCTGTGCTTATAATGGCAATACAACGGTCACGGTCTTGGATCAAAGCAAGGGTTACAATCCGCCATACCCGGCCTACGCTGTGAGTTTCGAGATTCCAACGGGGCTCGCGATTCTCTTTTCAGTCTCGATCGTCAATAGTGCCATGGTTCCGTCCAATGCCGCAACATTGATCCAGAATGCTATTGTCAACGCTTTCGCGGGCGGCGACGGCGGCGCGCGCGCTGGTATCGGGGACAAGATCTTTGCAAGCCGATTTTACGCGCCTGTGGCCGCCCTGGGCGTTTGGGCGGAGATTATCTCCATTGAGATCGGTTCGACGAATGCCGCGGCGGCGGTTTTCACGGGCTTGATCAGTGGCCTGACGTTGACGGTTTCGGCCGTCGCTTCCGGTACCCTTGCTGTTGGCCAGACCATTCTCGACACCACGGGCGGCATCACGGTCGGCACAACCATTATAGCCCTTGGAACAGGGTCCGGCGGCACTGGCACCTATACGGTTAGCAACAGTCAGACGGTTTCAAGCGAGACAATGGCTTCGGCGGTGGCAAATGCCTTCACGGCGCAGACCAACATCAACCAAGTGCCTACCGTCGCCGCAGCCGATATTGTCGTGACGTTGGTGTGAGCTGGCCAATGTCAGGCCCTTCATATCCACCGGGGCCGGGCGCTGGGTCCAACGGCATCGGGCAATTCGCGATCGGCGTTTCCCCGTTGGGAACGATCCCAAAATTTGACGTTTGGGCAACAGTCCTGAGTCAATATGCAAATTCCGAAATCCTGACGCAACTGCTTCTAAACTTCTATTCCTATCTCGACCAGTCAGCGAATATCGATGCGTTCTTCGATCTCATGTTCAACGTCGATACGGCACAAGGATACGGCCTCGATTGCTGTGGCCGGATCGTCAACGTCTCACGGACCTTGAGCGTCCCGAATGGGACTTATCTTGGCTTCGAAGGGCAAGGCAACACGGTCGGAACATTCGGGGAATCGCCCTTCTACAACGGCGAGGTTTCGACCGGAAATTATCAGCTCAGCGATAGCGTCTATCGCACGCTGATTCTCGCCAAGGCCCTTTCGAATATTTCGAATGGGTCCGTTCCGAGCATTAATCAGATCTTGCTCCTGCTCTTTCCAAATCGGGGGAATGCTTACGTTACGGATAAAAATCCGGCGGCCGGTCCATCCTTCAGCTTTAACGAAACGGGGGCCGGACAACCCTTTGGACAGGCTTCTTTTGGCGACATCGGCGCAAAGCCAAACATGACGATTTTCTACGTCTTTAACTTCACACTGACGCCGGGGGAGCTTGCTATTGTCGAGCAATCCGGGGTCATCCCCAAACCCGTTGGGGTTACTGCAAGCGTTGTTCAGAACCCCCCCTAATAGGTGAGCCAGATGATCCGAAGAATTATATTGGCCTGTATCCTGGCCGGCGGCTTCGCGCCCACGGCCAGGGCAATCAATGCGTCTGCGGTCCCGCCAAAATTCCCGATCCCATGGGGTAACTCGGCGGGGTCAAGCTATATCCACTCGATTCCCAAGACCTCCCAAATCGGTATTCAAAACGGCGCTGCATCGCTGACGGACGGCTTCCCGCCGCTGACCTTTCTACCGGTCGGCGCGGGCGGCGCGCCGCCGTTCGGGAGCGACTTCAACGGCATTTTGATGCAGATTACACAATGGGCGCAATGGCAAGCGGCAGGCGGTCCCATTGTTTATGATTCTGCGTTCTCATCTTCGATCGGGGGGTATCCTTTAGGGGCGGTTCTGTCCTCCGCCACGCCCGGCAATCTTTGGTTCAACACGGTTGATAATAATACGACGGATCCTGATACTGGAGGGGCTGGCTGGACGAGCTTCAGCCCTATTGGCTCCAGCGCGCGCGTCATCACGGTTTCCGGTGCGTTTACTATTGGCGCGACTGATGGCGATATTGGACTTCAGCGAACATTATCTCCAGCAGCATCATCCGCAACCCTTCTAGCCAACGCGCCAAATGGCAAGAAATTCTGCATCCAAGATCTTGCGCGTAATTTCAATCCTTATCCTGTGACAATTACGGCTCCAGGAGGCACGACGATTGGGGGCGCCGCGAGCGTCGTTCTCAATATCAATGGACAAAGCGGCTGCTTCACCTATTATTCAGCCCAGACTAATTGGAGCTTCGCACCATGATCAAGACCGCCTTCAAAAAATTAGGGGCGCTTTTTACCGCCGTACTTTTCGCGGCATCGCTAATTGCCGCTCCGGCCCAAGCCCAATTCTACCAGCAAGCAACATGGGGCGGGAACGCGGCGGGCACCGCCAACGCTCAAATAATTACAATCCCCAACGTTCAGAAATTGAGCGATGTCCTTGGCGTCGTCATCAATTTCATCCCCGGTGCGGCGAACACTTCGGCGGCAACCGTCATCCTTTCTGGGCTGACCGCAACCAACATTTTGAAGCCGTCCCCCACCGGGCTCGTCCCGCTAACGGGCGGCGAACTTGGCGGCGGCGGCGCGAGCATTCTCTATGATGGCGTACAGTTTCAGCTCCTTTCGCCGAATCCTGTCACGACAGTGCCGTCTCATGTCGTCGAGGCGTTCCATCTCTCTTCGTGCCCTTCAGGATGGGCGGCGGCGAATGGTTCAGGGGGCACGGTCAATCTGGTCGGTTATTTCATTCGCGGCCTCGATACGGCTGGCATTATTGATCCAAACGCACGGACGCTGGGTTCCATCGAAGCTTTCGCGATGCAGAATTTTTATGTGAATACATCAATTCCCGCGACAACGGAATATTATAGCCCATCCGGCGCGGGCAGCGAAACTAGCCCGAGATACGGAGCACAGATCTACAGTTCTACCAGTCCGATATCAGCGGCAACCAATGCCGCCGCAAATGTGGATTTGGAAACACGACCCGTGAACGTCGCGCTTCTTTACTGCGAAAAGCTCTAATTCAAGTCTTCTCCGCGTTTAAAAGCAGCCGCCTCCGAGCGGTTTTTTATTGAGGTCACCGCCGATGAGCTACGGTAGAAAATCGATTTGGGCGGCGCTGTGCGGAGCGATTCTCGCGATCGGACCGGCACCGGTCTCGGCTCAGTCCTTTTTGCCTTTTTTTGCTCAATACGGCTACGTCCCGACGCCTGGGCAGTGGGTTCAGGCATTCCAAGCCAAGCAAGACGTCCTGGGCTATACGGCTCTAAACAAGGCCGGAGATATCATGCTCGGCGGCCTCGGCACGGTCGCGTCTTCGGCGGCCGGGACCGGTTTCAATATCCTGCCGGGCATTGCCCCTTCTTCGCCGAACAATGGCGATATGTGGGCGACATCATCGGGGTTGTTCGTTCAAATCGGCGGGGCCACGTCGGAGCTGACGACACCGGCGGGGAACGTTCTTACGGTCGGCGCTCCCATCGTCGGCGGGACGCCAAGCGGTCTCCTCCTCAACAACGGCGGCAATCTCGGAAACTCCGCCGCGCTTGGCAGCGGCGTGCTTCCGGCGCTTACGTCCAACACAGGAACGTCTGGTGGATTCCAGACAGGGGCTCAGGTTTCGTCCTCCATCGCAACCACCCTCCCCAGCACAACGGCGGGGCAGATCGTAACCACAACGAGCACGGCGGGGCGGACTTCGGCGGTTACGCCGGGAACGGGGGTCTCGGGGGCGCTGACCAATGCGCTCAATGCTAGCGGGGGGCTTCTCGGTTACGGCGGTCCTGCGGCTGGTGTCAATTACACGCAGGGCGGTACTTCGGCGCTATCGCGATCAATCCAAAATTGGGCGCAAGACCGCATATCGGTTATGGATTTTTGCACGGCAGCACAAGCGGCCACTGATATTACGACTTGCGCGCAAAACGCGATCAATGCAGCGGCGGCGCAGATAGCCTTGAATAGCGGAAATTCAGGCGGAAAATGCGTATACTACCCAGCGCAGTATAGCCCATACAATCTGCTCGGGACGCTGGTTATATCGACAAGCTTTGTTTGTCTGGACGGCGAGAACCCGCAAACATCATACATCAATTGCGCGAACGGCGCGTCGGATTGCGTGCAACTTGGGCAACCTGCACCAGCAGCTAATACACGCGATCAACGAGTAACGAACCTTGGGATTATCGGTAACGGATCGAAAACAGCCGGGGCCGGTATCCATATCCAGAACACATACAACGCCCTCGTCCAGCGGGTGAACCTAGACAACATGATCCGTGGGGCAGACGTTGACACCGGGAACAACACGGTAACGCTCCGCGATGTTGTCATGACGGTGAACCAGCCGACGAGCGATTACGGCATTTACTGGCATGATGCGGCGACGGGCGCGACACGCTCGGACCAACTCATTCTGGATAACGTGGCGATTTCCGGCCAGAATTACGCAGGGTCTACAACGGTCGGCATCCAATGGGATGGACTTGCTAACACCATGAGCATGCACCACGTCGCGGCGTTGCAGCTCAATTATGGCCTTCGTGTTGTTAACTCCGCTGCGAGTGCGTCATATTTCCCCGCTTTTCTCAATGCTGACGATCTTGAATGCGAAGGGGCCAAGCAGCACTGTGTTTCGATCGAGGGCGGGGAGGAGTTTAAGTTTGTCAACTCTGACATCACCAACGCTCATGGCGTGGGCGCGCAAGGATCGGCAGACGGTTCCGCTCTTCAAGTTTTAGCCGATGCTGGTGCCTCGATCACGCACGGCGTCGAGATCAGCAATTCGCGGCTTGGGGCCAGCGGAACCAACGGACTGAGCAGCGCCGCGCGTGATGTTCAACTATCGAATGTCCAGTTTTTCGGAACGTCGCTATCGGGGACATATCCGGTTATAGACGTTCTCGGGACGACTAACGATTTCCAAGCAACGAATATCCGATGCCAGGAATTCGGTAGCTCGCTCAACGCTAATTATTGCGTCCAGATCGAAAGCGGAGCGACGGGCGTCCAGGCGCATCAAATAGACGCGCGGTATGTGACGACGGGCGCGATCAACGACTTGGGCGGGAGCCAAACGGGGTACGCTGATCTAATCGAGCCAAACTCGTACACTGGGACGAACTTAAACCGGATAAATCAGCCCACGACGGGGACGCTGGCCTTCGGGCTAGCAAACCCATCGGTTGGCGTCGGTGTTGTCAGCCAATGGCAGCTATCCACAGGGTCCGCAAATTCAACAGCGTACGAAGCGCTACACGACAACAACGGGACGCCTTACTATCAAACCGTCTTTGGCTCTGGCGTCGGCACTTGGTACCAAGACGTTAATACGCACGTCTGGCGTAATACGGCGGGGGTAACGCTCGCAACGCTGAATGCCAGCGGCCTTGCTATCGTTGGCGAAGTTTCAGCAACAGCGCATATCGCAACCGGAACGGCCCCAACTGGAACCACAGGCTCTTGCGCAGCATCCAGCTTCGTCGGCGGTGCAACAGCAGGCAAATTCTCCGCTGTTATTTGTACTGCGGGGACGATCATTCTTAGCGCGCTCCCAGCTGCCCCGACTGGCTATGCGTGCGAAGCGCAGGATATGACGACGCCTTCAGGCACACTGAAGCAAACAGCGTACACAACAACGTCCGTGACGTTCCAAGCGACAACGATTGCTGCTGCTGATGCTGTTATTTATTACTGTATGGGGTTCTAGCCTACCCAACCTCGCGCCATCTCTCTGGAGACCAAAGCCGCCCCGCAAGGCGGCTTTTTTAGGGTATGCGTAATTTCAGGTTGATTTGATCGTTGCGTCTTCGGCCGTCTGAAAGGCCTCAGGGGTTGATCTGAGAGCGTCGGCCAGCCAATCAATCGGAATGCCGTAGTTCTTTCCGGTCTCCGCTGGCGCCATCGTCCCAAAGTCCACGACGCCGGCCGGGCGCGAAAAGCGGGAGAACTTTGGGCGCTCGACCTTAAAGACGCCGTGCGACAGAAGAGATTTCGCCCGCAAGATCTCGAACGAATAGCCACGTCCAGCCCGCTCAAAGTCTCCGATCAGCCGGTTCACCGACTCCGTATAGGCATTCGTGTAGGGGTGGTCGAAATAGCCAAAGATATTGCCCGACCATCGTTTCATCGCGGTTGGAATTGGGGCAAAAGCGGTCGAGACCTCTACGGGCATCGCCGCAATCCAATCCCGGTAAGCCCTTTGAGCGTGCGCCGCTGTTGGGTTGTCGTAAAGATCAAAGAATTGCTCTTTGCACCAAAAGGCTTGCCGAAGCACAGGCGTCTGCTCAAACCATTCTTCGAGAAGTTCCTTCCGCCGGTCGTCCAGTTTCGCATATCGGTGACCATCGGCTAAATTTGGAACGATCTCATAGGACCATGCGAAATGAAAACATCCATCACCCTCGCTTTACTCGGATCACTTATCGCGGGTGCCGCGCGCGCCGACGACGTTTCGTTTTCGGAATTGCAGAGGGCGAATGCCATCTGTTTGAAAAACCAGAGCGTCGGCATCGGGCAGCATCCTCCGTATCATCCGGGGTACGAGTTTTGCAGTGATCTCGTAAAAAAATACCACGAGGCGGCTCAAAAGCGCGACGATGCGGACGAAGCGAGCAATCCTGACCTACACGAGGCCAAGGAGACAGCACGGAAACTCGGCATCCTCCCTGTGCTTCCCAAGCCGGAAGCGACGCCTTAACATCTTCCCCGGCTTGAAAACCGGGGATTTTCCGAGGTCCTAAAACCCCGTCCAGTTCGCACTTCACCGGAGAGCTTATGCCCTTCCTCCATGCGCATAGAAGGCGTGTTCCGCCTCAAGATTTCGATAGCTGCGTTCGTGTCGGCGTGGGCTTCGTGGCCGCAGTGGACACAGGAAAAGCGCGCTTGGCTTTTGCGGCTTCTCCGGTCAATGCAGCCGCACACCGAACAGGTTTGCGACGTAAAGGGGGCGGGAACTTTCGTCAGCGTTCCGCCGCGTTCTTCGAGTTTGTAGGCAAGGATCGTTTCAAACGATTGCCAGCCTTGAGCGAGGATCGAGCGATTCAGCCCGGCTTTCTGCCGCACGTTGCGGCCCGGCTCGGTGAGCGTTCCCTTCGCGCTTGCCGTCATGTTGCGGATTTTCAGGTCTTCAAGCGCGACGTGCCCGAACCGCTGCGCGATGGACAGCGCGGCTTTGTGTTGCCAGTCCTTGCGGACGCGGGCGGTCTTTGCCGAAATCTTCGCAACACGGCCCAACGCCTTCCTCCGTCGATTGGAACCGCGTTTCTTTCGAGCAAGAACTTTCTGCGCTTTCCGCTTGCGCCGATCCAGCAAGACGAGGTTCGCCGGCAGGGACAGCAATTCGCCATTGGACAGCGCCAGCGTGTTCGCGACGCCGCGATCAATGCCAACGCCGGGAAGTTCGGACGCGGGAGCCTCGTACTCGTTTTCGCAGGCGAAGGAGATATGCCAGCCGAGGGCGTCGGCGCTTACGGTCGCGTTCAGCATCCTGCCAATGCGCTGGCGCGTGTCGCGGAATTTCACCCAACCAATCTTGGGGAGGCGGACACGGCTCCACTTGCCGTTGAGGCGTTCAATCTGAACTTCACGGCTCTGAAACCTGAAATTGTCGTTCAAGCCCTTTTTACGGGGAGTCGGGTATTTGGCACGGCCGGCGAAGAAATTGGCGAAAGCCCGATCCAGATCGCGAAGGGCTTGTTGCTGGCATGTCTGCGAGACGGAGGCGACGAAATCGAACTCGGAACGCAGCGCCGTCAGTTCACGCGCCTGCGCAACGTAATTCAGCTTTTGCCCCGTCTTGCGCTGGTAGTTTCGCCAATGGTCGCGGCGTTGTTCGAGCGCGAGATTGTAGACAAGGCGGCAAACGCCAGCGAACGACCGAAAGGCGCGTTCCTGTTCTGGCGTAGGATGGAGCTTGAAACGGAAGCCTCGCATTTGCATATTGCCGATATAGATATCGGTCTTGAGGTTTGCAATATGCCAGAAAATGCAGGAATCCGTAAGGGGCGGCATGTCGTCTATGCCCTTCACGCGCATTTGGTCTTTATCACAAAATACCGCCGCGACGTGCTGTCTGAACTGGCAATCAGCGACTTGCGCGGCATCTTCTCCAAGGTATGCAGCGACTTCGGCGCAACTCTGCAAGAGTGCGGCGGCGAAGACGATCATGTGCATTTGCTCGTTACCTACCCGCCGACCGTGGTTCTGCCGAAACTCGTCAATTCGCTCAAGGGCGTTTCGAGCCGACTGCTTCGGGAATGGCGGCCAGAAGTCCACATGCGCGGCAAGGACAAGGCTCTTTGGTCGCCTTCCTATTTCGTCGGATCGTGCGGCGGCGCTCCGCTGGCGATCATCGCTGAATATGTCAAATCCCAAAGAGAAGCGCCCGATGGGCGCTCTCGCTTACCTCCCCGCCCTGAACGGCGGGGTTTCTCGCGAGGTGAAAGATGA